CCGAAACCCAGCCGCGACGGGAAAGCTGAGGCATGACGCTTCCCTCAACCGCCCAAGCCGTCTACGACCTGTTGGCGGGCGATGCGGTGGTGGCCCAGGCGCTAGGCACGTACACCCCACGGGGCCAGAGCCCAGTCCCCGCCATCGCGGTGGTGCGCCGCAATGAGCAGCTGCCCGAGGGGACGGCCGTCGCGGGCCTGGAGGTGGTGATCTTGAACAACCCCGACTACGGCACCGAGGCCTTCCTGACCGGTGAGACGGGGCTGAACCCACAGTTCCGGCTGTACGTGAGCGAGTGGCTGCCATCAGCCGACCTATCAGCACTGCAGGCGCTGACGCAACGGATCGTCAGCCTGCTGCCGGGGTGCCGTGCGGTGCCGATCCGCGGGGATCAACGAGGCAGTGGGGATCCAAACGGTCAGGGCCTCGGGTTGCTCGACCAGTACGCCATCAGCTGGACAAACCCCACCCAGTACGTCGTAACACCAGGAGCCTGAAGCCATGGCCAATGAGTGGGTTATCAAGGTTTCGGCCGATGTGAAGGGCGTCCTGGATGCCTCGCGGCAGATCGGGCAGGCGGGCAAGGCGGCAGGTAAAGAGTTTGAGCAGGGCTTCGCTGCCAATGACAAGCTGCTGGAGCGGCTGCGGAATCAGCTGAAGGAGCTGAGCCAGGGTGTCGGCAGCAATGCCACTTCGCTAGGGGGACTGAAGGCCAAGCTCGGCGAGCTGAACCAAACCCTTGACAAGGCCACCATCGGCTCAAAGGAGTTTGTGGCGGCTCAAAAGGAGATCGCCAAAACACAGCAGGAGATCAACACGGCGCTGAAAGGGTTTGATGGTAACGAGAAGTCGATTCGGGGGTTAAGGGAGCGGCTGTCGGAGCTGAACCAGACGCTAGAGAAAACGGAGATCGGCTCTAAGGAGTTTGTCGCAACGCAAAAGCAAATAGCACTTACGCAGAAAGATGTAGACAAAGCACTAGGAACTGGTAGCGGGATTATCGGAAGACTAGGCCAAGAGCTTAAGGGCTTTGCCTTGCAGGCTGGGGCCGTTCTTTCTGCAGGCTCTGCGCTTCAGTTTGTTGGCAAGCAAATTACAGAGCTTGATTCAGCAGGTGCGGCAGTACGGACGCTGGGCATCAACTCAAACGAGCTTAAGGATAAACTGTTTGACCTTTCGATTGAGCTTGATAGCAATGTTAGCCGTGTCGAGCTATTAAAAGCCTCCTACGATGTGGCCTCTAGCGGCTTTACTACTACCGCACAGATCACAGACATCCTTAGGGCATCATCACTGGGGGCCGCAGGTGGCTTCGCCGAGCTGAACGATGTAACCAAGGCGGTTACAGGCGTGATCAACGCATACGGGCTCACTACGGCTGATGCCACAGGGATCGTTGACGGCTTTGTGCAAACCCAGGCCGACGGTGTGATCACGGTAAGAGAATACGCAGAGCAGATTGGCACGGTGGCATCTATTGCTGCTGCCGCAGGCATTCCGATTTCGGAGTTGAATGCAGCGATTGCTACAGCAACTCTTAAAGGAGTTCCTGTAGCTCAGACGTTTACGGGAATCCGTCAAGCGATTACCTCAATCCTCAAGCCAAGCGAGCAGGCAAAAGACTTGGCGGCGAGCCTGGGGATTAGCTTTGACTTGGCAGGATTACAGGCCCGTGGCTTTGGCGGTTTTCTTGCAGACATACAGGCCAAAGGAGGGGGAGCAGCTGACAAGCTGGCTATCTTGCTCGGGTCGGTTGAAGCGCAGACTGCCGTACAACCATTGCTGAATGATGGTTTAAAATCGTACAACCAGCTACTTGACAATCAAGTTAGGAGTGCTGGCGCTGCGGCCAAAGCTGCGGAGTTAGCAACTGACACGATAGCAGGCGGCATTAAAAAGATTCAAAATGCAACAAGCACCTTAGCGACGACCATTGGGGAATCATCAACCGATGTTAGCAATTATTTAGCCACACTGGCGAAAATCATAGAGCTATCGGCAAAGTTCAATAAAGAAGCTGCGCCAACCATAGGCAGAGCTGGGCTGGCAAACGCAGAACCGCTTACAAATGCAGTTACCAATGCAGGTAAGGCATTTCAAGCTGGAACAAAAGACCTGTACCTGTACGAAAAAGCACTTGGGAGTATAAAGCTCGCTTATGCTGGCTTAATTACGTCGGTGCAGGGATTTATTTTAGGAAACGATGGGGCTAAGAAAGCAAGCCAAGATTTCCAAGGGCAACTAATAGAACTTTTGGGGCTCAACAAGCTATTCAACACGGAAAGCGCAAAGCAGGCTGAGATTACTGCAAAAGCAAACCAGCAAAAGGAAATTGCTAAAGTATTGGCCCAAAATTTACTAGATACGCAGAAAGAGCAAAACAGACTCGGCTTGATTGAGATTGACAACGCCATTACTCTGCAAGGGGTAAAAGACAAGCTCAACAAAACTCAAGTAGATGGGCTTGCCAGTTTCCGACAAGCTGATATAAACCTTGGCCAAGCATTAGTCAGCCTTGAAGAATCGCGCTTTAGTATTATTCAAAACCGGAACAGCTACGAACTGCAGGAAGCGCAGAAGCGGGGGGCCAGTGAGCGGGAGCTGGATGAGATCAAGCGCAAAGGTGAGGTCATTGAAGCTGCAGCACTGAGCTTTAAGTATCAAGCTCTGGTGCAACAGCAAGGGCTGGAAAGGGAGTTATTGGGATTGAAGCAGCAGCAAGCTTTGGTTGAAGCAAATAGCGAAGTACGAAAAGCAAACGCAGAGTACAAAAAAGCTGAGCTTGAAGTAACAAAAGCAATCAACGAAAAGAATATAGAGGCGGAGAACTCCGCAAGGGCAGCGCTGGAAATCAAGGATATTGACAGACAGATTGCAATCGAAAACCTAGGCATCCTGCAGCAAATCCAGCCAATACAGGGCAAGATCGCTGAAGCCAGCGAAGAGGAAGCACGCAACAGGGTCCTAGCCACTGCCGAGGCAAAGGGCCTGCAGTTGTCCGCCGATGGCATCTTCCAAAAGACCAAAGGCACCGCCGACCAGTTCAAGAGCCTTGGCGACTCCCTGAAGGTGCCCCTATCCCAGCAAGGTGCCTTTGCCCAGTTAGCTAGGGATGTGGGCCTCCGGGTGCGTGACACCGGTAAGGGCTACTACGAAATTGGCCAGGCGCTGGGCAAGGGTGTGGGCCCCGCCGCCAACGACATCAAGGACTACATGAGCGTTGCAGCCAAAGCAACGCAGGGCGCCAAGAGCCAGGCATCAGGGCTTGCCAGCAACATGGACCGGGCGGCTGGTGCTGCTGACAGCTTCTACCGCTCGCTGGCTGCAGCCTCGGGCCTCCCCCCTGCGCGGTTCACGGGTGGCCCTGTGGATGCTGGCCAGACCTACCGCGTGAACGACGGCCCCAGCGGCATGAGTCTCGGCCAGGAGGCGTTCCTTTCCGCTTCCGGTGCCCTGTCCCTGATCAACCGGCCGATGAACAGCCTGTGGACCGCCCCCTCCCGAGGCACGGTGATCCCTGCTGCCATGACCAGCCGCCTGAAGGAATCCGGGGCCCTCGGCGGCGGTGCTGCCGTGCTGCGTGGTGGGTCGGATCCGGCGGTGGCGCATCTGGCCGTGGCGGTTGGAAACCTGAGCCAGGAAGTAGCCGAATTGAGGCGCAAGGTGTGGCAAGTGTCGGTGCGCGGGGATGGATCCGGCCTGAAGCTGGCGCAGACCATGGCGCGGATGCGCTGAGGGTGAGCGGATGACCCTGCAGCTGGTCTACGGCGCTACGACCCTGACGCTGAGGTATCTGCAGGCGCAGCCGATCGGGTATGCCGAGGCTGAGACGGAGCAGGGGCTGACGGCACGGCGCTTCACCGTGGCGGGGCTTTGCACCCCGGCGCAGTGGGTGACCTGCTGCAGCCTGTTTGATGCGTGGCAGGCAGCCAAGATCCTGGAGGCTCCCACCCTGGCCAGCCGGGCAGTAGGGGCCACCGTGGCGCTTACCTGTGCCGCCCATGGGCGCAGTGTTACCAGCCTGGCGTGTTGGTTCACCGGGGCACCGGCAGGCGAGACGACAGGGGCATGGGTGAAGGTGAGCTTCACGCTGATCGATGCTGCCCAGCAGTTGGCGGTGCTGCTACGGCAGAACGAGAAGGGCCGCCTCGGGGGCGATGCGTTCCTCCCGGCCTACGGCACCATCACCCTCGGCACCACAACGCTGGCGCTGCTGGATCAGCCCGAGGCCTTTGAGGATGGCCCAAGCCTGGAGCCCACCTCTACCGGGGGCTTCGTGGCGCGGGGGCCTCTTGTGGCCTCTGAGGTGAGGAACGTGCGCGGCGTGACCGATGCCGCCGGGTGGACGGCGGTGAAGGCCTGGTTCGCTTCCACCATTGCCGCCCGCCCTGGTGCTACCGACCTGTGGCCGGTGGGTGAGCTGGGCCTGGAGCGGGATCGCATCGTGTCGGGTGGCGCTGTGGTGGATCGCTACATCGTGTCGGTGAAGCTCAAGCGGAGGGCTGCCTGATGTTCGCGCCGGTTGACGTTCGCGCACAGGTATTCAGCGATCTAGGGACTGTGATCAGCGGGCAGCTATCGGATGATCCGCTGGCGCCTGGAGTGGGCCTGCTCCGCACACAGGGCGAGGTGGTCGTCAGCGGCCTAATCCAGCCTGCCCGAGGCACCGAACTACGACTGGGGGTGCGCTCACCCGGCGGGAGGCTCACGCGGTTCCCACGGCGGCTGCGGGTGCTGAAGGCTGACAGCGACCCGATGAACAGCGAGACCACCCTCACGGTCGGCTGCCTTCTGGCCCTGAAGTGGGACTTCGTGGTGCCCGAGATCTTCTACGCCTCTGAAAACCCCCAGTGGACACCGATTGAAAACACGGCAGGGTCTACCCCGAACATCTGCTTCCTGAACTCCATCCTCACCGTTGCGCTTGATCGATGCGGCATCACCCAGGCCACCGGCAACCCTGTGATGACCTATGCCAAGGCGGTGGGGAGTGTTGACCTATCGGAAGGCTACCTGGAAATTGCTAGCAAGATGCTGGCTGAGTCGGGCTTCTACGGCTTTATCAATGCAGAGGAGAAGCTGCGGATCCGCAAGGTGCTTACCCCGGCAACCAAGGGGCCGTTCCTGACCGTGAACGACACGATCACCAATGAAGCGATCGGCAACCCGCCACCACCGGAGAAGATCACGATCAACTATGGGCAGTCGGTTTGGCCCACGGTGGAAACCTCACCTAACTACAAACCCAAGACACCGGGTGATGAGTCTTACACCTGGAGCGCGGGGGCATAATGCAAAACTGGACCTTTCAGCAAACGATCAGCCCGGCTGAGACTTTCGCGGTTGAGTACCGAATCAAAGAAGGCACCCCGCCTGCATTTGTCACGAAGTTTGATCAAGTCAGCTTTGGCGCAGTGTCAGAAGTGACGACAACGTATGAACCGATTACTTACTACGACAAAGACGGCAAGAAGCAGATTCAGGACGTTGTTGCAAATAGCATTTCCACTACAACAACCTGCGTCGGCGCTGCAAACCCAACACGGTGGAAGTCTAAGCTGGAAGCTGGAAGCCCTGCGTTTGCTGGCACGGTGCTAACAAAGCGCACCGAATCCTTTAGCAAGTACCTTATCACCGAGGATGGGCCGGTTGAATGGCAGGTAACCACCTTTGAGTATGAGCCCAGGATTGCTTTTGCGGGCGGTCTGGCGATTGAGAACTACAAAAACATAGACCTTGGCACCGGCAATATCTTATTGCGAAAAACCATTGTCGAGAAAGAAGAGAACAAGCTGGCTGACCTGTCAAAGCAAACGACAATCGTTTACCAAGCGTGGGGCGCTACGGCAGCAGGTAAGACCGTGGCGGCAACAATCATGGGAGCGCTAAAAAGGGCTGAGGAATCAGACCGGATCAGCGGCACCTATACCCTCGTTGACCGGATGAGCGCCCTGGTTTGCAGCGGGGTTGAGAAGACGATCAACATCGGCCGAGGCACGGCACCGGCCCAGCCAACAGCACTTGACCAGCAGAACGACAGACTAAGGGGCGCCCAGGATCGCGTCGACAGCAATGGACCTTGGAATGGAACCGGCCCGAAAGGGAAACCCAAGGATCAGTTAACCGATCTGTCGTTTGGCTTTGACGGAACCAACAGCACTGACCGGTATGACATGGAGTTCGCGCCGGATAGCTACCTGAGGCCTTCCACCGATGCTGGCGACAATGGCACCGGCCTGAACTACGTGTACGTCTCCAGCCAGGCGGCTGCCTACGAATACGGGAGGGCGATCTACGCGATCCTCTCAGGGATGGCCAACGGCAAGAGCATCACCACCGAGCTGCGGAACCTGCCGAGCGAGCCGATGGGTACCCTGTACCTGGAGGCGGCCGGGACCGTGGGCCGATTCCGCGCCAACGGCACCACGTTTGCGTTTGACTCTCAGGGGCTGATCGCAGGCTGTGACGCGATGCTCGACGGCGGGGCAGGCAAGCTGACGGGCGCTAGCGGGACCAACTGGTTCCCGCTGATGGTGGCCGCTTCCAACCTGCCCACGGTGAGCACAACGACCAACAGCACCCCCGGCCTGGCAAACACGATCAATGCACCCAGCGGGTTCGACCCGATGGCGCCGGGGAGCATCTGGGCCAGCTTCGGGACGGCCGGTGTCGAGGGTGATGTGTACGCGGTGGAGCTGACCAGGGCGCATGTGGTGCCTGCGATGCAGGAGAATGTGCGGCGTGAAAGCGTGAGCCGCTCGCTGAGCTGGGTCCTGGAGGCTCCGTACAGCCTGACTACAACCACCGAAAGCCTAGTCAGCGTAACGGTGAATTACGCGACACTTCTAGACGCTCAACTGGCAGGCAGCGGCTCTGGGGTGATCGCGGACCTGTCGGCGGCAACGGGCGGGGATGGGGGTGGGGGTGGAAGTGGAGGTAGCGGGACAGCAGCGCTTGCGTTCACTGACGGCACTTCGATTGCATGGGGCGATGCAAATTACCTGGCCTACGGATGGAGCTTTACACTTTCATCAGCTAAAACAATTAAAGGCATTGGCTTCTACGACCAAGGGCAAAACGGGCTAAATGATGAGTATGATATTCTATTGATTGATGATAGCGTTAGCGACAACGGCCATTTTAGCGGATACG